ATTATTCATCGTTTTTCTTCAGACAAAGGAAACGTGAAGCAAGGGGTTGATATGCTTGCGTCAGCAAGTGTGATAGTTGGACATAATATAATTGATTTTGATATACCAGCCATAAAGAAATTATACCCAGATTTTCAGCCTTCTGGCCGTATTTACGATACCATTGTCTGCTCTAGGCTGATCTGGGCAGATTTGAAAGAAAAAGACTTTGCCAGAGTTGTAACAGACCCATCTTTTCCAAAACAACTGATTGGGTCTAATAGCTTAAAGGCTTGGGGCTACAGGGTTGGAGTTTTAAAGGGGGATTACAAAGAGTCTGAAAAGGCAGATTTTTCAAAGTGGTCTAAGGAGATGGAGGATTATTGCGTACAGGATGTTGAGGTTACGGAGCGTCTTTGGAAAATTATCAACAACAAGAATTATTCTTTAACAGCGTTAACGCTAGAGCATCAGTTTGCAGAAATTATGCAACGCCAACAGGAACACGGCTTTGTTTTTGACGTTGAAAAGGCTCAAAAGCTCTACGTGGATTTGTGCAAAAAGAGGATGGATATTGAAAAAGAGCTTCAAAAGGTTTTTGAGCCAGAGAAGCAAGTGATGAAATCAACTTTATGGACTACTCCAGATGGCAAGGTATGGGCTACCAAAAAAGAAGCAGTATCCGCTGGATATAAGGCGAAAGACGTAAGCAAGGGACAGGCAAAGATAAAGGAAACTCCGTTCAATCCTGGCAGTAGAGACCAAATTGCTGAAAGGTTTATTAAGAAATACGGATGGAAGCCAATCGAATTTACCCCAGATGGTAAGGCAAAGATTGATGAAGCAGTTTTAAATGAACTTCCTTATCCAGAAGCTAAGCCTCTTTGTGAGTATTTAATGGTTCAAAAGCGGATTGGACAGCTTGCCGAAGGTAATGAGGCTTGGATAAAACTAGAAAGAAAGGGGAGGATATATGGGAGGATTATCACAAATGGTGCGGTTACTGGCAGATGCACCCATAAAAATCCTAATATGGCTCAAATACCTAGCGTTGGGAGTCCGTATGGGAAAGAATGCAGAAGTCTGTTTACAGTTCCAAAGGGCTACAAGCTTGTTGGAGCAGACGCTTCTGGCATTGAGCTTCGTTGTCTTGCTCATTATATGGCTCGCTTTGACGATGGTGATTACGCTCGACTCCTTCTGACTGGGGATATCCATACTGAAAACCAAAAAGCGGCAGGACTTCCCACCAGGGCAGACGCAAAAACATTTATTTATGCGTTCTTATATGGGGCTGGGGACGAGAAAATTGGTAAAATTATTGGTAAGGGAGTCGAGGCTGGTAAACAGATTAAGTCTGCCTTCTTAAAGAAGACCCCAGCTTTACAGAGGTTAAAGGAAGAGATTGACGGCGTATTGTCTAATAGAGACTGGTTGATTGGGTTGGATGGGAGACATCTGATGATTCGATCCAAACACGCCGCTTTAAACACTCTCCTCCAGTCGGCTGGAGCTTTAGTTATGAAGCAAGCCACAATTTCTTTTTATAATGCTATGTGCAATAGGGGGCTTGTTTGGGGCAGGGATTACGCAATCGTAGCCCATATTCACGATGAAATTCAAATTCAAGTAAAAGAAGATTTGGCAGATCAAGTTGGTCAGTTGGCTGTTTTAAGTATTAAGGAGGCTGGCAAGTTTTTCAAATTTAGATGCCCCTTGGATGGGGAGTATCGAATCGGAAATAACTGGGCTGAGACCCACTAATGAAGAAGGTAACAAATGAAGAACTCTCATATTTTGCTGGTTACTTCGATGGTGAAGGATGTATTCACGCTAGGACTTTATATTCTAAATATTTTGCTATCGAAATTCTTGTTACTAGCACGTATCCTATGGTCTGCCGTTCTTTGTGTCATTCGTTTGGTGGCGTTGTCACTCATAATCGCCACGGAAACCCTAAAACACGCCATAAATTCAAGAATCATAGGAACTTCTACAGGTGGCGGGTTTATGGGCCACACGCCATCTTGGTTCTCGAAAGATTATACCCATTTTTGCGCGAAAAGAAGGAGCAAGCTCGACTTGGGATACGTTTATACAAAGAAAAAAACAGAATTAGAAAGTCCCAAATTGTTGCCCAGATTACTGCTCTTAAAAGAGTGCAATATTAAAAAAGGAGTAAAAAAATGAAACCAACATTACTAATAGACGGAGACGTAGTTGCCTATAAAACGGCATTTTTATCAGAGCAACCCTTTCATTGGGGAGACGATATGTGGACTCTTCATTGTGATTTAAAGGAAGCCTCTGGAAGAGCCATTACTTTTATTGAGGACTTAAAAACGGAGCTAAATGCCGAAAGCATAATCGTAGCCTTTTCGGATAAGGAGAACTACAGAAAGGAAATTTTTCCAACATATAAGGCTCATCGAGCTTCATCCAGAAAACCAGTTGTTTTAAACCAGCTTAAAGAACGATTAAAGACGGCGTTTAATACTGAAATCTGGCCTAATCTCGAAGCTGATGATGTTGTTGGTATCCTTGCAACAACTGACTACAAGGATAAGTGCATCGTTGTAAGCATTGATAAGGATTTTAAGACCTTCCCTGCTATGCACTTTAATCCAGATAAGCCAGAATTAGGGGTTAAAAAGGTAGAGCAGAGCGAGGCTGATTACTGGTTTATGTATCAGACTCTTGTTGGGGATACTACTGACGGCTATCCTGGTTGCCCCGGAATTGGTCCTAAACGTGCAGAAGGTATTCTTGGGGAAATTGGAGAGGGAAACTTAAAGTTTTACTGGGAATGCGTTAAGGCTTGTTTTAAAAAAGCTGGGCTTGGGGAACAAGAAGCTCTGACGCAAGCCAGACTTGCACGAATTTTACAAAACAATGAATACGACAAAAAAACACAAAAGCCGAAACTCTGGGAAGCGTAAAAAGGTTTACATTTCTGGTCCTATGACTGGAAAAGTAAATTTAAATTACGAGTCTTTTCATAAGAAGGCAGATGAGCTTAAAAGAAAGGGCTACGAAGTTGCTAATCCAGCGGAGCATTTTGGTGGAAGACAGGACTTGGAAAGGTCTGTTTATTTAAGAGAAGACTTGCGACAGCTTGTTGAATGTGATTTTATTGTTTTTCTAAAGGGCTGGAAAAGCAGTAAGGGAGCGGTGCTTGAATACCTAGTATCGCTTGAATGTGGAATAGAGGTATTGGAGGACGAACATTGTGAGCGATGTAATAGTGCGTGATTCTGGCGAACGCCAAGAATTTGAAACAGGTTCCCGAAGGGATACTAGAGAAGGCAAAGGTCGTTATGATCTTTTGCCTCCACACGCTATCTTCTTAATAGCTAGGCAGTTAGAGGAGGGAGCCAAAAAATATGGAGAACGTAATTGGGAAAAAGGACAACCTCTTTCCAGATTTATGGACTCAGCGTTACGCCATTTGTTTAAGCATTTGGCTGGTCATAAAGATGAAAGGCACGATGTTGCCGCCGCTTGGAACATTCTTGCTATGATTGAAACATCGCATAGAATAGAGGCTGGACAGCTTCCAGATAGTTTAAATGACTTATAATAAAAAGCAGAAAACAGATGTTGACGGATTGGACGAATTTCCTAAAGTTTCGGAAGGGCTGTTAAAAGCCCTAAACAACAGCATCCCAGAAAGATGCCCCGAATTAGACTGGACTGATAGGATGGTCTGGTTTTATTCGGGTCAACGCTCAGTAGTTCGCCTCTTAGAGAAGAAATACGAGCAACAAAACGAAAACATCCTAGTGAATAGTTAAGGAGATAAAATTATGTGTGGTGGTGGTTATTCAATGCCTCCTCCTCCTCCTCCTCCCCCGCCGCCTCCCCCGGCTCCACCGCCCCCCACGGAGACTGCTAAGAGATTGGAAGAGTCGGATGCTCTAAAACTTAAGAGTGGTTCCAACTCTATCCGTGTTAATAAAGTTGGTCGGAGCGGTCTGCGTATTGATGCCGAGAATGCTCGCATTGGTCGTGGGTACAATCTGCCTACTGAAAGGAAATAAACTATGGCTCTTAGTCCTAGTATTGCTTCGTCATTGGGTCAGTATGGTGCTCAAGTCCAGACTGGTGCAACTGCGTTAGTCCCCGATGCGGGATTTGCGTTTGGTTGCATTCAGTTTGTGACTTCTGGGCAACTTTCTGCCATTACTGCTAGGGGATGGTCTGGTTCTGCGATTACTGGGGTTAGTTTTGCTGCTGACTCCAAAATCTACGGACTATTCACTAGCGTTACTCCCGCCGCTGGGGTGACGATTATTGGCTATAAGATTCCGTTTAAACCGTAATTAAATGGTAGAAAACGCCAAAGCTACCTATTTGGAGCTTGCTTCGCAACGTCTTAGCTTTCTTACAAGAGCTAGGGATTGTTCGGAGCTTACTATTCCCACGCTCGTTCCACCCGAGGGGCATAGTTACGCAACCAAATACTACACTCCGTTTCAAGGGGTAGGAGCTAGGGGGGTAAATAACCTAGCTTCTAAACTTTTGATGGCTTTGCTTCCTCCCAATCAGCCGTTTTTTAGGATGGCTGTTGATACTTATATGCTCAAAAAGCAGGGCGGGGACGATACGCTTAAAACAGAACTAGAAAAGGCTCTAGGCGAAGTTGAGCGAGCGGTTATGACCGAGGTTGAAACTTCGGCTATTCGTGTTGGAGCATTTGAAGCCTTAAAGCATTTAATTGTAGCTGGAAATGCACTTATTTATATCCCCGATTCTGGGGGTATGCGTGTTTTTAGGATGGATTCGTATGTTGTAAAACGTGATCCATCTGGAAACCTTCTTTATTTAATCACAAAAGAAAGCATTTCTCCAAACACACTTCCTGTTGAAATTAAGCAGTTGATTCAGAAAAATGATTCAAATACTAAAGAGAAAACTTTAGACCTTTATACCGCAATTTCAAAAGAACCAGATCATTGGTTTATTTATCAAGAAATCAATGGCATTAAAATTCCAGGCACGATTGGAAAATACGCTTTGGATAAAAACCCTTACATACCCCTTCGCTACAATCGGATTGACGGAGAGGATTATGGACGTGGGTTTGTTGAGGAGTATTTTGGAGATTTGCGTTCGTTGGAAGCTTTGACTAAAGCTATTGTTGAAGGCTCTGCGGCGGCATCTAAAGTTGTGTTTTTGGTTAACCCAAATGGATCAACTAGAGCCAAAGTTCTGGCCGAAACAGCTAATGGCGGGTTTGCCGCTGGAAATGCCGCAGACGTTACAACTCTTCAAGTTCAGAAATTTAATGATTTTAGGGTTGCCCAGGACAGCGCAAATCAAATAATTCAGCGTTTGTCGTTTGCTTTTCTTCTCAATAGCTCTGTTCAGCGGGACGCAGAGCGAGTTACCGCAGAGGAAGTAAGGTTCATGGCTCAAGAGCTAGAAGCGGCTTTGGGCGGTGCTTATTCTGTTATGTCCCAAGAATTTCAATTACCTTTGGTCAACCGATTGATGGATCGTATGGCTAAACGTGGAAGGCTACCGAAGCTTCCAAAGGATATTGTAAGTCCTATGATTGTTACTGGAGTAGAGGCTCTTGGCAGGGGGAATGATCTCAACAAATTGGATTTATTCGTTGGAGGTGTTGGTCAGATTCTTGGTCCAGAAATTCTTAGTCAGTTTGTAAATATTGGAGATTATTTGAAACGAAGAGCAACTGCTATTGGAATCAACACAGATGGGCTTATTAAGTCTGAAGAAGAGATTGCTCAATCTGCCCAGCAAGATCAAATGATGGGTATGATGCAACAGCTTGGGCCACAAGGAATTAAAGCTATTTCAGATAATTTAGTTGCGTCCCAGAAGACA